CCACATACAAGCGCATCAACAGGCGGCTCAAACAACTGGCGATATGTCTGGATTGTTTAGAGCGCATTTACAAAAACACGTAATGTCGCTTCAAAAGAAAAGAGAAATGGTTCAAGGCACTCAACAAGGTCAACAAGGAACGCCGGGGGGAAATGCACCCGGAGTAGCTGGGCAGCCTAAAATAGGTGGTCAGCCACAAATGCCTAATACCATGAATCAACCTGCTGGGGGGATTCACCCCGACGCTATGCCCGGCGCAGTTGGGCGAGGATAAAATTGGCTTACTATTTGGACTGAATAATAATTGACACAATCGATAAAATAATAGTAGTATCAGTTAAATTAATCAATGAGGAAATATGAAATGAAGCGTTTTAAACTTTGGATTCAATCTGTTTTACCCGGAATCATCCCTACCCCTGCTCTTCCAGTTCAACAACTCGGTGCATTGCCAGACCCTACAGGACTTTCCGGTGTATTAGCTGCACTTGCCAGCTTCGGCGCATCGTTTGCTGGTGGTGTCAATTTTACGACTTCTTCCGGTTCTACAGCAACATGGACAAACCTTGCCAATGCATTGTTTCGCTACACCGTTGGTAGCGCTGTCACGGTCACTATCGACTCAGCCTATAATATTGCTAAAGCACTGGGAACCACATTAACAGTGGGGCAACAGTTTACATTCCAGTGTATTACCAATGCCGCTACCACAGTTGCTACGCCTACTTTAAGTGATACCGCCGTTACTCTATCGGGTACTACCACAATGGTCGCCGCCGCTCTTAGGTTCTATCAAGGTGTTATTACTCAGGTTTATACCATTATCGGTTCCACATTAACTACGGGGACAACTTTCACCTCCATTGCTCAGATTGGTACAACCAATAACTATACAGTGACATTGGGTACTAATGCGATTGTCCCCGTTGTTGGTAATGCATTCTATCTAGGCACCACGACCGGAACACTACCCGCTGGCTGGTATCCAATCAATGCCGCGGCTTCTGCCACATCTTTTGTAATTGCTGCCCCTGTTAATGCCGTAGCATGGACATGTACAGCGGCTAATTTGATAAGCTCAAGCGTATGCCCAAGCACCTACAGCCCATTAATAACAATCACTGGATTAATGACCACAGTAACCGGAACAATGGCGGTATAAAACATGATTGAAGTTGAAGAAGTTGACTGGGATACGTATGCTAAATCTTTCAGCATCTTCAATGTCAAAAAAATATTCTTTGGGAAGCATTCTAAAGCCTTATCAAGCGAACATTGGGCGGCACTATATCATCATGAGAAATTTCATTGTGACAATAACCACCTTGAATGGCGTATTTTATGCTTTATGTTTGCTCCTTGGATGTTAAAGAGCCTATGCTACCGTCAAGAATTTGACAGTGACATATATTCTGCTAAAATGGGTTATGGTAAACAACTCATTGAATTTTTATCAAACAAACCTACGATTTCTAGCTGGCGGTATCCGTCGGCTTCTGAGCGTATCCAACGACTTACCGTTTACATCGAGCAATACACGTAATGTATTATCGCAATGTTGGGCGTAACCCACTAAAGAGAAGATTATGAAAAAGCTGAAATTATTTTTTATCAATTTATTGTTACCCGGTATCGACGAGGACTTTCCAGAAGAACCCGAAGATTTTGTCGAGCCCGAAGAAGAGCTAGACGAATCCGAAAAAGAACTTGATGAACCCGAAGAAGAACTTGACGAACCCGTAAAGCCGGTAAGTCGCATTAAAAAAGCTATCATTGAAACTCGCAAACGAGCACAAGATGCAGAATCAGAGCGTGACCGAGTTAAAGCTGAGCTGGAAGCCGAAAGAAGCAGAAATCGACAACCAGCCCAACCTAATCAAGATGAAGTTCTTTGGAAGCAAGAAGAAGCCGTTCTTAATAACCCGGATGCCGAAGAATGGCAAAAATACGCCGTTCAAAGCAACCGTAACTCAAGGAAAGCCGAAGCATCATCAAGAGAAGCCTTATTTTTGGCTCATGACGGGGCAGATAAGGCAAAATTTGGCCGATATGCAGTAGATAAGCCTAAAACCTATGACCGATATAAAGATGCCGTTGAAGAGCATGTTAGAATCGCCAGAAGTAATGGGCATAATCCTAGTCGTGAAGATGTTTTGTATTATCTGGTAGGTCAAGATAACTTAAAAGGTAAATTGATTACTAAGAAATCAGCCACTAAAACTGGTGGGCGTGCAGCACCAACAAGGGTAAAATCGGATGTTCCGTCTTCCGGTAGACAATCCTTGTCGGATTCTGAAAAGAGAGCTAAACGCCTTGATGGAGTTAAAATTTAAAGGCCATTATTATGTTGAAATTTTTTATTGATTTATTATTACCCGGTATCACCAATTATTCTCCTGGTGCTGGCGGTCAAACGCTTCAAAATGATATTGAACTTCATATAGAAGATGAGGTTCTAAGAATTGCGAAGCGTCGCCTAGTTGCGTATCAATTCGGTCAACCATTAAAGCTTGATAAGCAATCTGGTGTTACCTATACGGCTACGCGTTATGAGCGTCTACCATTACCATTTGCTCAATTATCAGAGGGTTCGGCGGCGGCTGGTGAATCAATCACCATTGCTCAAGTATCTGCAACTGCACAGCAATGGGGCGACTTAGTTCGGGTAACTGACGTAGCTGATTTGACGGTTAAGCATCCTTTATTTAAACAAGCCATTCGATTGATTGCTATTCAGCAACCTGAAACAATCGAACGTAATGTTTTGAATATCTTGATGACTGGTACACAGGTCAATTATGCTAACGCCAAAACATCAAGAGCAAGCCTTCTTGCAACAGATGTATTGACACCGGTCGAAGTAAGCAAGATTGCCGCATCTTTCGGTTCATTCGGTGTGCCTGATTTTAATGGCGACGAGCGCGAAGATATGAAGATCGACGCTCACTCAAGAACCACTGCCAGCAAGAATCCCGGTGCCAAACCTCATTGGATTGCATTGATTAGCCCAAATTCTGAACAAGATATGCGTCAAAATGCAACGGTTATTACTGCTTGGTCATACAGTGATTTGAACAGGCTGTACAACAATGACCTTGGCGAATGGGGCGGTGTTAGATTTTGTATGTCTAATATGATGCCTTGGTGGGTTGGTGTTGCATTGGTAACTGGAACCCCATCTACTACAGGTGGTATTTTAACTACAGGTACTTATTACATCCAAGTAACTGCGGCACCCGTTGCAACATCTGTTGATCAACGTATACATCAAGTATCAGGTTCAATATCTGTTACTGGGCCAAGTGGTTCAATTTCAGTTACCCTGCCAACGGTTCCAAATTATGTGTTCTCGGTCTATATCGGCACATCAACAGCGCCAAGCAACTTGGCAACATCCCCATCAGGCCCGGCAGTAGGTGCGTTAGCTGGACAAGCTACACAATTACCATCTGGCGCAACAGTTATCCTGACTGGTATCGGCATATCCCAATCCCCACAATCTGCACCTGCAACGGGTGTATCAGTGTATCCAACATTGTTCTTTGGACAAGATGCTTATGGGCAAGTGCTTCTTGATGACGTTGAATATCATTATTTAAGTCAGGCTGAAAAATCTGACCCACACAATCAAACACGTGTGGTGTCATGGAAGATGTTTTATGGAACTATTATTCTGAACAATGCATATATGGCTAGAGTCGAGTGCGGCTCTGCGTATGGCGTTGGGTATACCGCTGGTACAGCATCAGAGTAATCTTTAAACAATATGCCCGGGTAACACCGGGCATTTTAAGAGGCTAACATGGCAGAAAATAAAAGCATTAAGGAGTTACAAGACGAAATCCTAAAACTTCAAGGTGAGTTGAAAGAAGAAAGGTCGGAAAAAGATGACCTTGAAAAACTTGTCTATGAATCGGGAAGATCAAGCCAATTCTTATCTGATACTTCGGAAGAAAAGGCGACCGGCAAATTCATTACCATTGAAAAATGTACCAATCCTTGGGTAATAAAGAAAAGTGAACAAATATGGGAAGAAGAAAAAGTCCCAACATTTTTCTTCACTATTGATTTACCACCGGGCGCGGGTTCAGAATTGTCCACGAATGGCCTGCAATTCTATCATGGGGAAACTTACGAATTATCATATTACACTCTTGTCGATATAAAGAGT